CGGGGTTTGTTTACGTAAGGCATAGTTCATCCTTTGTTGTGTTCACATTGTTTAACCGAGCACCACTTACAAAGTGGGCTTGTCTTGGGGTTCCACACCCCGCTCATGAATGCACCTTCAAGTCGCTCAATATCGGGCAGTACTTTCTGTACATACACAGACTTCATTTTCGCATCATGTTCTGCTTTTACAAACTCTTTACTGACTACGAACATAAGCGCGGACTTGACCCGCTCTATCTCGGGGTACTTGGCAAACAGGGCGGCGGCAATTAGGTCTAGCTGACCCATGTCGGCGTAGCGTGCGTTCTTACTTGTCTTGTAGTCGACCGAATAGGCCAGCTTCTTCTCGCGGTCTAAGATAACCAAGTCGGCAATCCCATGCCACCATACGCCTTCGGCGGAGAACTCGCAGGGTTGTAGGTCTTTGGTTAGCCCTAACTTTACCTCGCAATGCTTCTCCCCGGGGATGGCGTTTAGTCTATCTAAAGAAGATTTAATGTACGCAAACTTCTCAGGTATGGGCGTGCTATCTCGAATGTATTCCTCGGCAACCGTGTGCATCTCTTTGCCGTACAGCGTAGCAGTTGTATCCCCCTCGGTTACATCCTTGGCAACCTTGGTGTGATAGTACTTCTTAGGGCACTGCTGAAAGGTCTTGAGACTGCTGAACGACCAAATGAGTTGTTTCATGGTCTTCTCCCGCAGTGGTGGCATCGCATAAAAAAGAACGGCTTTGATGCTCCGCAGTTGTGGCAACAGTTGTATGTCATGTGTTCCTCTCCTTGAGAGTTGACTGTGCCATGCGAATAATGTCTTCTCTGTTCATTTACTGCTTTCGTTTGGGTGAGGTAACGCTTCTTCCGCATATTTAGTGCGGCGTTTGTACTTAGGTTCGTGGTCATCTAAGTAGAAGCACGTATCACCCTCAAATCTAACAGGGTCGCCTCTGTATGTCCAAACAGACTTAGGTATACCAATACCTTTTTGTATGAAGTCAAACCCTTTCTGAGTCAGCACCCACTCACCGCCTGCCCGAGTGCCATCTTCTTTAGTAGCCTTACCCACCAGCCCCCAGTAGCGTAGCTTCTGAAAGTTGTCCCACTGGTTTCTAGTCAGCCCCAAGTTCTTAATGTTGATTGGCCCACCCGCAAAGAAATGTAGTCGGCCTAACCCAACCGCGAGTGCTTTGCTAAACGAGTGCTTGTACTCAACCATCTTTGCCTCGCAGTGGGGGCATTTGTTATTTGCTTTCATATACTCTCCTTTGTGTATTTTTTCCAAATATCTTTTGCGCTCATGCCCCACAAATCGCCTACCAATTCTTTTAGCTCTTGGTACATCTCGGGCTTTGACACTTTTAAACTTCTGACCCATGCCACATCTTCAAGCGCGGGTTTAAGTTCTCCCCACAAGCTCTTTTGCTCAGGGGGCATGGTCTTTTCTCTGTAATGAATCCGTTGTTGCCGTTCTCTAGCGTCTTGCCATTCTCTTTGCCGCGATTCAATCTCGCGCCTCTTGTCCTCGGTTGTCTCGTAGTACTGCTCAGGCATCCACACGCTTCTCAACACTGAATTACGAAATGGGTTGTACATCTTGCGCATTGCTCTAGCTTCAATCTGCCTAATGCGCTCGCGTGTGACTGCAAAACTTTTACCAACTTCTTCTAAGGTGTAGTCGCAATCCAACTCAATCCCAAACCTCATACGTAATACTTTAGCTTCCCTTGGGGTAAGGCTATCCAACATATCTTTGACTTGCTCGGCTAATTCTTTTTTGTATATTTCGTAGTCGGGGTCAATAAATAGTTCTTCCTCGGGTGGGCAAGGTAGCTCGGGGAACATCGAGTCTTCTTTGTACCCGTAGTAGTAATACGTCTCACGCAGTTCTTTGCTTGCACCCACGAGCGTGCCGTAGGGTATAGTCTGCCCTTTGTTTATTCTGCCGTACGGCCTATTAGCTTTAGCAAGAGCCATAGTTTTTTCCATATCCTGATTCACAGTTAAGTGGTAGCTCAAGCGCCCACTTGGGTCGCACGCGCATACACATCTCTACGTATTCTTGCGCAGTCTGAGCCTCGGCTGTCGGCGCGATACAAGCAATCGCATCATGCACAGTCATCACAACCTTGTACTTCTTGGCAATCAGTAGCATCTGCTCGCCGATCACGATACGGGCTAACGCTTGGCATACGTTCTCAATCACTTTACCGCCATAGATTCGGTTGGGTATCGTAGCCTTGCCCCGCTTGGTGTCGTACACCATCTCAGCTTTGCCTTCTTCGTTCTGAAGTATGCGCAGGTTCGGATAGCGCAGGTACAAACCATTGGGAAGCAAAACACCGTTGTTGCCTTCGATTTTTAAGACACCATCGCGGCCTAGCGCCATTGAATTGCCACGCAAAATTGCCTCTAGCGCAGTCCCCGCTTTCTTCCAGAGCGCAGTAATTTTCGGATACGTGGTGCGGTACGTGTCGATAATGCGTTTAGCTTCATCCAACTCAATCGCCACATTAAAGTTCTTGAGTTGCGCTTGGAACTTTGCCGCGCCCATCCCGTACCCACAGCCAAGGATAGTGGTCTTACCCACAAATCTCTCATCCTTCGTAATCTCCGAGGCGTCCTTGCCATAGATAGCAGATGCCATGATTTTGTATACGTCCTCGCCACGATCAAATGCCTCCACTAAGTCGTTCTGTTCCGCAAGCCATGCTAGCGTACGGGCTTCAATCTGTGATGAGTCTGAATCAACCATCACGTACCCTGTTGGCGCAAAGATAGCGTGTTTCAGGGGGGAGTTGCGCGGAATGTTTTGTAGGTTGAGCTTGTCATCACCACCCCACCGGCCTGTGTGAGCCGCATAGTATCGCTAGGGAACTGGCATAAGTCCTCGCTTGGCAATCCCAATGAACCTTTCGGTTCGCGTCTCCTCAATGGTCGACTTTGTGCCTAGGCGTGCAGATACCAACGCTTGTACTGCGGGGCTGTCATGTTCTAACAGCGCCTTGAATTCTTCGTCAGTCTTAGAGAATGCGTAAGTCTCTCTGCCTGTGGCGGGGCTGATCTTCATTGGCGGTGTAGCGCCTGAGGCTTGCAACATAATGGCAAACTTTTGGTTGCTCATCATGTCTTCTTTGGCAAAGCTCCCTAGCGCCATTACCTTTAAATCTTTTACCGATTCCAAGTGGTCACCAAGTATTTGCAAGTCCAGCGCCAAAGACGGTTCTGTGAACATGCGTATGGTTAAGTCAATTAGCCGCAGCTCTACCTGTGGAAACCCTGCGCTCATATTGCCAAACAACTCCCACGTTAGGGCTACATCGTTCATGCAGTATTCCCCATATCTTACTAACTGCTCGGGGGGAAAGTCGATCCGTCTCAGGCCGAGGGCGTTTTCAACCTCTGTGCCCTTCTCACAAATGCCGTAGTACTGCGCTAGCACCTTGAGACAGCCACCTACGTTAGTACCATGTAGCGCACGACCCATGGAGAGTGTGTCCAACCAACCCTTTGGTTTAATGTTGAAGTGCCAACTCAGGATTGCCCCATCGAATATGGCGTTATGTGCTAGCGCCAATGAATTGCCCCAATCGAATTGGTTAAGGTAGTCGGCAGTCTGAACCATCGTTCCGCTGAACCATTCTGGCTCACCATCATCTACCTGCACTGATACCCCTACGACATGGAACTGCGGGTCACGGATGTACTCTTCGGTAGTCTGCTTAGCAAACCCAACCTCGCGGGAGTAGTACGTCTCAAAGTCAACTGTGATGATTTTCATTTCTTAAATTCCAAGTTCATACAGTCTTCAATCACTCGCTCTAAGTACGCAAAATTGTCTTCGCGGACAATCATTGGATGCCCACCGCTACGCTGAATGTGGTCGAGGGCTTTGAGTTGGAGTGCGGTTGCCGCGCCTCTGCCTGCCTTTGCTTCGATAGCTACAAAGTGGCCGTTAATGCAACACAAGAAGTCGGGAGTGCCACTGCTTCCATAGCCAGTACCGATGGGCATGGCATAGTAAATGTCGTGGGCTTTAAGGATTGCCTTGATCTTTTTCTTAACAAGGGCTTCGGGGGTGCTTGCCATCTAATACTCCAGTTGTTTATGGAGCTAATATAACATGGCGTTTGACTTTGTCAATAGTACAGACGTAAAAAAGCCGCCCGTAGGCGGCTAGGATATACCCTAACATTGTTAGGTTGTTTTACTTCAGCGTGCTGATCTCACGGGTCAGATACCACTGGGCTTTGCGCAAGTCTTCTAGCTTGTTGCCTTTGTGGTCGGCACGAGTCAGATACTTCACCACGTTGCCGATGTTGTAGTTCAGCTTCTTTGCTTCGATGAAGTCGATGGTCTCGATTCCACCTACTTTGTAATGGGCAGGATGGTCTACTGGGTCGAACATTTCAATCTGCGTGGGCTCGCTACCCTGCATACGCAGTTTTGGTTTACCCGCTTGTGCAGTAAGTTCGGCAACACGGGCGGCTGATAGCCCTGCTTTTTGAACTTCGCCTACGGCTTTCCAATACTTGTCTACTTGCTCTTGCGTTCTTTTAGCTTCAAACTCTTTCTTTAACGCT